TGGCATTCGCGGCGGATTGGTGCTCGTGCGTGGGCAGATCAGCGGCACACGCACCTTGCGCGATTTAGATCGGCCACTGTTGACGCACCAGCTGCAAATCCCCGAGCGAGCAGGCTTCGGCTGGATTGAGGCCGGTTGTCTACTGCTTCTGGCGGAACACTAGGGAATGGACTTGCTGAGCCTGCGCACCGCCCTAGAGACGACGCTGGTGGATCAGCTCGGCAGCTACCGCCTAGCCAACGGCGCCCGCACACCAGCGATCTCGGTGCGAGCACCGGGTGAAAGCCTGCCACCCGGAACCACGGTGCGCGGCTTGGAAGTGGTGATTGTGCGCGAGCCCGAGTTGGTGCCTGTGCGGCAATACAAAAACGAGCAAGCCTTCAGCCGCTGGACCTTGTACCTCGTGGATTGGAGCGGTGATGCCAGCCTGCAGGACGTGGCCGGCCGGTTGCTGTGGAGCTACCCCGGTAGCAATGCGGTGACGATCAATGTGCCGCGTGGTGTGGGGCCGAGATCGCAGATGCGCGTGGACATCACGACGAATCCCGACACCTACGCCGGCTGAACTGACCGGAAACCTTGAGTATGGCAGTGACACCGGCGACTTACAACATCCGGCCGCAGCGGCGAGCGGATTATCCGTTGCAGGTGCGTTTCAAGGATTCCAGTGGTACGGGCATCAACCTCACCGGCTGGACGGTGTTGGCGCAGGTGTGGAGCACAGATCGCGTCACCAAATATGGTGACTTCACCGTGACGGTGAGCAGCGCCAGCACTGGGTTGGTGGTGTTGACGTTGCCTTACACCGTGACCGCAACGCTCCCGGCGGAGTGCCGCTATGACGTGATGCTCATCAATGGCAGCGGTTTGCGCGAGTATTACCTAGAAGGCATTGTGCGGCCTTCTGAGGGCTACACCGCACCGAGCTGAGCATGAGCAACACCGTTGAGGTTGTCAGCACCGGCCAGGTGGTCGTCAGCGAAGTTGCTGAGCAAGTTATTGAGATCATCACCAGCAGCCAAGCGCGAACGGTGGAGGTGCAAACGGCTGGACCGCAAGGCCCTACGGCACCGGCTTATGCCTTGGGTGATCTCACCGATGTGGTGGCCACAGCCAAGGTCAACGGGAGCGTGTTGTATTACGACGCGACTAGCAGCAAGTGGAAAGGCGATGACATCAATACGGTGGTCACGTTGACGGACGGCGGCAACTTCTGACCGGAAAACTTGGTGTAAAGCCGTTTCCCGTTCATAGCCGTGCCCAACACCATCCGCATTAAGCGCTCAACGGGCAGCAGCGCACCAGCAACGCTTGCCAATGCCGAGCTGGCGTATGCGGAAGGCAGCTCGGTCGGCTACATCGGTGTGGGCACTGGTGGTGCCGGCGGTTCCGCCACCACCATCGTGGCTGCCTTTGGCCCCGGTGCTTACACCACGCTGAGCACCGCCCAGACGATCAGCGGCAACAAGACCTTTACCGGCAATGTGGATCTGACCGGTGCGGTTGCAACGGCAGCGACGCAGACCGGCAGCGACAACAGCACCAAGGTGGCCACCACTGCCTTTGTGCAGTCCGCCATTGCAGGCTTTGGCGTTGGCACCGTCACCAGCGTGGCGCTCAGCCTGCCTACCGCACTGTTTGATGTCAGCGGTTCGCCGGTCACCACTAGCGGCACGCTGAGCGCCACGCTTGATAGCCAAACCGCCAACCAAGTGTTTGCAGGCCCCGCCAGTGGTGGTGCGGCAACGCCTGGATTCCGTGCCTTGGTGGCCGGCGACATCCCGGACCTCAGCAGCAGCTACCTGCCGATCAGTGGCGGGACGATTAGCAGCAACCTAACGATCAGTGGTGACCTGACGGTCAACGGCACCACCACCACGATCAACAGCACCATCATCGCGGTGGATGACAAAAACATCGTGTTGGGCGACGTGGCTACGCCCACTGATGCCACGGCAGACGCTGGTGGCTTGACCCTTAAGGGAGCCACGGACAAAACATTCCAGTGGTTCAACGCGACCGACAGCTGGACTTCCAGCGAAGACATTGACCTGGCCAGCGGCAAGGTCTACCGCGTCAACGGCATCACGGTTCTTACTGGCAGCAGCCTTGGCACCGGTGTCACCGGCTCCAGCCTCACCAGCGTCGGCACCCTAACCAGCGGCACCTGGAACGCCAACACCATCGGCGTGGCCTACGGCGGTACTGGCGCCACCACCCTCACCGGTCTGGTGAAAGGCAACGGCACCAGCGCGTTTACCGCAGCAGTGGCCGGCACCGATTACCTCAGCCCCAGCAGCGAGATTGACGGCGGTAGCTACCTCTGGATCTTTGGTGTTACCAGCCTCGTCCTGAGTGCCCTCATGGGTGCCGGGTCGATGGCGTGCTGACGTGCTGCCAGCGAACCCCGCGCTTAATCAAGCTGATCGTTGACACTGAAACGCCAAAGCGTCTTGCCAATGAAGCTCCTGTTTCGCCTTTTGCCAAACCGGCTTTGATCTGAGCGGCTTCCTCTTCTATCAGTTTGCTATTCCCAACCTCGGACCCTTGCTTGTGAGGAGGAGGGACGTGTCTTCCATGACGCACCATGTCGTCGAAGTTCTGCTTAGCAGATCCGGCGTATAGGTGCGCAGGGTTGCAACAACGGCGGTTGCCACAAGCGTGGTTTATCTGGGCGCCTGCCGGATCGCCCTTAAAGAGCCTGTAAGCAAAACGATGGGCAGTTTGGACCTTCCCGTCCCAGAAAAGCTGTCCGTAACCGGGACCACCAACGCTTAGCTTCCAAAACCAGCAATCGTCTAGCTCGCCTATCTCTACTCGCGCAAAGAAATACTGGATCGCCTCGGCAGGCGCCGATACCATGAAACTCATCAGCCTGTAGTAGCAGGTTGGTCACGGGGCAGGAGCTGACACTCGCTGTCCCACTCCTATGTTTCCCAGTCGATCAGGGCAACTTAGTGCGTCCGGCTAGATAGCCACCCACGTACGCCACATGGCGAACACAATCAAGCTTCGGCGCTCAGCCGTCGCGGGCAAAATTCCCGCTGTAGGTGATTTGCAGCTGGGCGAGCTAGCGCTCAACACCTACGACGGCAAGCTCTACACCAAGAAGGACAACGGCACCGCGAGCGTCGTGGAGTTGTCCGGTGGTGGTGGAGGCGGTGGTGGGCCGATTGCTGAAACCGCTCAAGTGATCAGCCAGAACCTTGAGCTAAGTGCCGGCAGCCATGGTTTCTCCGTTGGCCCGGTTGAAGTGGCCGCCACTTATGCGGTGACTGTTCCTGCAAACGCTATTTGGATGGTGCTCTGATGGCATTCGGAAAGGTCAAAATTGACCAGATTGAATCGTCTACACAGGTTGTAGATGTAGACGATTTGTTCGTCACTGGTGATGTGGCCAGCCAGGCTGAAGCTGAAGCCGGGACTGAGGCCGCCAAGCTGATGACGCCACAGCGCACGGCTCAGGCCATTGCGGTGCTGTCGCCGCCACCAGTATTTGCGACTCAGGCTGAAGCAGAAGCCGGAACTGTCACCGACAAGGTGATGTCCCCGCTGCGCACCGCAGAAGCGATTGCTGCCCTGGCTACCGGCGGCGCTGTGCTCTACAACCGCCGGCCGGCGTTGTATCGCGGCTCGCTGTTCTACAAGACTGCTGCCACCACGATCAGCATCGTGGCTGGTGCGGTGTTGAACGGGCATCTGTATGCGGCGGCCACCGCGGTAACGATGCCGGGCAGCTTCACCAACAACACCGACTACGCCATCTGGCAGCACCCGACCACCGCTGCCCTGGTGGCTGATGCCAGCTTCACCACAGCGCCCGCAGGGGCAACGGGCGGCTCAGTTGTGGGTGGCTTCCATTACATCCCAAGTGGTCGTCCCACGGCAGTGAACAACGGCAGCCCAACAGGCGCAGCGGAGATCCTGGAGTTCAGCCTGTGGGACCTGACCTATCGGCCCAGCTGCCCAGACCCTCGAGGTATGGCGTGCATCAACGATGCGTTTTGGATTGATCTTTACCTTGCAGGCGCGACCAGTTACGCCGGCAGCACGTTCTCGGCGGTGCCGAGTAGCAAGATCGGCCTCACCATTGCCGATGGCTCCAGCGCCCCCCTTGTGCCCGCCCAGTACGGCGGCAACGGCAGCACGACCTATGGCAGCTTCACCTGGTACGAGGCATCGGAGATGGCGGCCAGCTTTGGCAAGCGGTTGCCTTTCTACGCAGAGTTTGCTGCCGCTGCTTATGGCGCCCCTGAGGCCACCAGCCGGGGCACGGACCCGGGCACGGTGATCTGGGAGCGAGCCAGCAAATTTGGCCTGGCGCAAGCCACAGGCGTCATGTGGCAGTGGGGCTCTGACTACGCCTTGGCGGGTAGCCCGGCGGCTTGG